GAAGCATGAGAATCAGTCGTTGTCAGAAGGTACACACCTAAGTTGGCTAGGCACAGAAGCGGGAAGGAAAGAATACTCCCCATCAACTGGCCAGTCTGCTGATCACCCCGATAAACGGGGGCGCCACGATCACCATCGGGATAACTCAACCGATGGGGGCCAAGAACGGCCCGAGCCCTAGCCTTCAAGGCCGGGGCGAGATCCTGTATAAGGAACTCAAAGATTCTTCCTGAATATTTCCAGGAAAGACCATCAGTGGCGGCAGAATAGTCAACAGAAAACCACTCATCGCCCTTCTGAGCGAACCGGCGCAGGTCCACCATATCTGTAGGACAGAAAGGTGAGCCTATCAACCGGAACGCAGGAAGGTCTCTGAGGGCACCATGCATTGCCTTTTGTAAAGAACGGCAGGAGTAGTACGGGAGGGCCTCTCCTTTGGAGATAACCCGAACCTTCATAGGTTCTAGAACGGCCTGAATGGTCGCGTTCAACCGTACACCTTCCTGAAACGCCTCGGCACGTGGCTTGAGAGTCTCCCACTCATCAAGACCATCAGGCACTCGTAATTCTACAACGACATTGTGTCCTTTCCCATAAACATGGGGAACACAAACCATGCGGGATAAAACACTCGCATGCAGACCATCGCACTCGGCTAAACTGGTTAAATAGGCCTGTTGACCGCCAAGGGATCTGGTGTTTTCAAAACACGCACTCCCTGAAGCGGAACGGCTTATCCAGTCATCGTCGAGACGGCCCATCATAACATGACGGGCTCGCTCCAAAAGCGACACAAACGTCCGTTCTTCAAAGATACGGTCGATAGTCTGGTCGACACCGCAATCGGCGGTAGTCAACGTTTTAAAATGGTCATCGTAGGTCTCTCGGACAATTCCGTCTGAGGCAGGCAGCGTAGAACGCTTAGCCTGAAACCACGAATACCATAGATGCGTGTTTCGGGGACAGAAACATGTCAGTCTCTGACGCATCCATGCACGAAGCGAGCCTGCTGGTTTCCAAACCAGATCAGGTTTCTTCGGTTCTTCGTTCCGCAGATACTTCGCGAGAGGGTAAGTTAGAACGTGCTTTGCACGTTTTAACCACACCGTCTCAAAAGAAGCACTGTCGAGATAGGCATGAAGCTGATCTCTCAGCTGGCCTAGGATCTTGC